GGCGGCGGATTTGGCCTGCAAATTTTATTTAGTGCTCTTGGCCAGCAGATTGATAATTTCTTTGCGGGTGTTCAAAAGTCTGCAACTGACGTTGCGGCTGCGATGGATGGAACCAGCGCTTCTCTTGAAGCTGTTAAGGAAGCAGGCGTTGTCGTTCGAGATTCAACTATTGAATATGTTCAAGAGCTTGAAGATTCGGGTCGCTCACTTGATGCGTACAACGCGGTTCAACGAGAGCTAAACAACATATATGGGGTAGAAGGTGTCACCGTTTTGCAAGAATTAAAAAGCGCAAACGAATTTGCAAATACTGAGGCGGGCAAGTTGTCTGCGGTGCTGCAAACAGAAATGGCGCCAGTATTTATTTTGCTAGCGCAACTGGCAGGTGGTGCGTCGCAAGCGCTTCGAGGGATAATTCCAACTATTGGTGATGTTATTGGGGAGTTCACACTTGGCATTCCTGGTGCAAGTACAACCGCTCAAGCGTCTAACCCAGCGAGAGGAAGTAATCCAGCGTTGATAGCAGCAGGCGAGCGACAGAGAGAGGCAGAGCTGCGTACAGACGCTGAAATACAAGGAATTGTCGCTAGTACAGAAGCTCTTAGGCGCCAGACAGAAATTTCTAAGCTAAACAACGACCTTACCGATAAACGAGTTCAATCCTTAAGAAGACAGGAGATAGTTACAGAAGCGAATAATGAAATAAGTGCGCTTGCTGCTGCCGCGAACAAAGACATATTCAACACTGATCTTCAACGCCTCACTGCCCAGAAAATACAGCAGGTTACTCAACAAAAAACGCTTGACCTTACTAAGCTTGAGGCCGCGACACGAAGACTCGTAACAGCAGAGGCTGAACGAGCAGCTAAGGAGCAAGAACGCCTTGCAAAAATCTCCGAGCGTGCCGCAGCTAGAGCTGAAAAAGCAAGACAAAAAGAAGCGCAAGAGAGAATTAAGATTGCGGAAAAAGCAAGAAAAGCAGAATTAGATAAAGAAGCAAAATTCCAACAACGCATAAGCGCATTAAACGATGAAATTGCAATACAAAAAGCAATATTGACCGGGGACGAAGAGCGTGTTAGAAAACAAATTGAAATTAACAATCTTGTTAAGTTGTTCGGGGAAGGCAAGAGGGCGACTGTAGAGCTTCTAGTAGGTGAAAAATTTGAAATTGCAGAGCAAAATAAACTTTTGGAAAAGCAAAATCAAATTTACGACCAAATAGGCCAAAGCATTGCTAGCGGTGTTGTTGATACGCTCAGCGCTGCAGTAGACCAAACTAAATCTCTTGCGGACGCTGCTGCAAACACGCTTCGTAACGTTGCAAGTATTCTTTTGAGGCTTGGTGTCAATACTGTTCTTAAAAGCACTGGGCTTGGCCTGTTTAGTGGTCTTTCAGGTTTTGCGAATGGAGGCCGCCCGCCAGTTGGCAAGCCTTCAATTGTGGGTGAGCGCGGCCCTGAGTTATTCGTTCCAAACACTTCCGGCACAATCGTTCCAAACAACAAGCTTGGTGGAGGTGGTGCGACAAACGTTGTCGTTAACGTTGACGCCAAAGGCAGTTCCGCTTCAGGTGACAGTGGCGCTGGCAAACAGCTTGGAGGGTTGATTGGAGCGGCTGTGCAGGCAGAATTGATCAAGCAGCAACGACCTGGAGGCTTATTGTCCCGCTAATGAGTACCTTCCCCGATTTTGATCCCGCACCAGGGATGACCAAACAAAGCGCACCGCAGGTGCGTGCAATTGCTTTTGGCAGTGGTTATAGCCAGCGAGCAACGTTTGGCATCAACCGGAACCCAAAGGTCTACAATCTGACCTTTCGCGTATCAGAGGCAGAGGCTGACACGATCGAAGCCTTCCTTGACGCAAGGGGCGGTGTTGAGCACTTCAACTACACGCCGCCTGGGGAGCAAGCCAGCAGTAAGTTTATTTGTTCTGAATGGACCAAGACGATTTCATTTATTGATCGCGCTGAAATTTCCACAACCTTCGTCCAAGTATTTGAGACCTAATGGCTTACCCTTACGTTCTTCATAGGTGGCTAGCCGAGACGGCATTTGAGGTTGGTGACGTTGTTCGTGCGAATCCGGTAAAGGGAAACACGCTTGCATTTAAGTGCATTGTTGCTGGCACGACAGCTAGCGCAGATGAGTATGCGACTTTTGCAAGTCAAGAACCTGCGTTTCCCTTCAAGATTACGCAAACTCTTGTTGATGGAACGTGTACGTGGGAGGCTTTTGAGCCGTTAGCAGAAGAACTATTAAAACTTGACCCAACGGCAATTATTGACCTATTTGAGGTTGAGTTGACGCTTGAAGTTAATGGCATAAAAGATACGTTGCGTTATCACCCAGGCAAGAACGGTTTAACAGAAGATCTTAAATTTGATAATGAAACCTATGCCGCTGTGCCTGTAGAAGTTGATGGATTTGAGTTTTCGGCTAAAGGTACTCTGCCACGTCCCACAATGCGTGTAGCAAACATAAATAATGCAATTACCAACTTGATCTTGCAATACGATCCTTTGGCCGCAAAAGTCAGGCGTATTCGCACTTTTGTTAAATTTATTGACACAACAAATTTCAGTCAAGGTTCGTCGTTTGCGCCAGATCAAGACGTAACCGAAGTGTTAGTGACTGAAGGGTCAGATAGTTTTATTATGGAGACCTTTAACGATACTTCTGACCCTGATGCCAAGATTGTTGAAACTTGGTATATCGATAGGGTCTCGTCTGAAAACCAACAGTTTGTTGAGTTTGAGTTAGCGCCTAAGCTTGATCTAACTAATGTTGCATTGCCTGGCCGAACTATCGAAGAGTTCTGCCCGTGGAGGTATAGGGGCGTTGAATGCGGCTACACCGGAGACTCTTGCTTTACCGTAAATGATATTGCAATTCCTCAAAGCAGCAAAATTATTGTTAATGGCAAGGTGACTAACGACATTTGTGGCAAGCGTGTCTCTAGTTGTCAGGCCAGGTTTGGACAAAATGCGGAGTTGCCTTTTGGTGGGTTCTATGGCGCAAGACTTCAAGCGTGATGCTGCAAGGCACGCAGAGCAGCAAAACCCAAAAGAATCAACAGGTCTAGTCGTCAACGGCAGCTATTTTCCTTGCAGAAATATTGCTTCCGATCCAGAAAACACCTTTGTAATTAGTCCGGTAGATTATGCACGGGCAATGCTTACCGGAACGATTGAAGCGATTGTGCATTCGCATCCACAGGGAACACCGGCTAGTGACTATGACCGTATTGCTTGCAGACAAACCAAGCTGCTTTGGTACGTTTACTCTGTGCCAGATCAAAAATGGTTAACTATCGAGCCTTAATCGGACAGCAGTGGGAGTATGGCAAGCATGACTGCTTTTCGTTGTTGCAGGATTACTACAAACTGCTGAACATCGACATTCCAGATTTCACAAGACCTGAGTGCTTAGAGAGCACCGATAGCCTGTTTCTAAGGTATGCGTGGAGCGTTGGATTTAACCAAATTTCGTTTGATGAACGTCAGCCGCATGACGTGTTAATCATGAAGCTTGGGACAGAAGCGCCCATGCACGCTGCGATTTATGTGGGCGGGGACAAAATCCTGCATCAACGAATGAATGGCATAAGTGCAGTAGAGCCTTTGCGGCGGTACTATTGGCGGAGGACTGCAGCTGTTTATCGTCATGCAACTTGTCCTGCTGGCAGGTGAGCTTGGCGAGAAATACGGCAAGCAACACGAGTATTACAACCTGCAGACACCAGCTGATGCCATCAAGCTGCTGTGTTTTAACTATCCAAAGTTGAAGCAGGAGCTAATTCAGGCGCACCATAACGGCGTTGGATACAAGGTAATCCAAGGTGGTGCGTCAATGGGATACGACGAACTGCAGCTGCCGTTTGGCAGTAAGCCGTTGCTTGTGGTGCCGGTAATTAGTGGTAGTGGTGGCGCGACAACACAAATTTTGCTTGGTGTTGGTTTAGTTGCGGCGTCATTTGTGTTCCCTGGTGCGGGTCTGTTTGGCACTGCTGGCTTAAGTGGTGGAATTTTAGGAGGAGGAGCAGCGGCTATTGGTGTTTCTACAAGTGCGGTATTAACTGCAGCCACTATCGGTACGGCAATTAGTGCTGTTGGTGCAGGTCTAATTCTGCAAGGCACAGCAAACTTGATTTCACCGCAGCCGGAGCTTGGGAATCTTGGCGCAAACAGAATACGGGGCAAAGGCACCAGCGTTCGTGGCCCTGGCCCTGATGGTGTTACACGAGGTAGTTCAGGGGAGCAGTCCTATGCTTTTACCGGTCCAGCTAATACCGTTGGAACGGGAGCAACTTTGCCTGTTATTTACGGGCGTGTGATCACAGGCGGTCATTTGTTAGCAGCTAATCTTGAGGTGTCTGATGACTCTGATCCGCTAAAGCTCGAAACTCAAAAGCCACGCTTAGGAACGCTAAAAATTAACAGCGATAAATTAAAACGAGAATTAAGATCCTGTGGGGGCTTAGACAGCAAGATGGGTGTTTTGCCAATTAAAAATTCAAAATTGCCTGACAGTCGGCATAAAATAAGCAAAATTTTTGGCAAGAATCAAGATCAAAAAATTGAAACAGGTGCTGAATACACTACTAATACCGGAAAAGATAACCGTCCTCATCTCGAATACAGAATAGGCGAAAGCAGAAGAAAAGAGTTGGACGTTATATTTTCTGTAAATCGCGGCTTGTATGACTATGTAGCCGCAAACGGAACGACTAAGATTGACGGTTTTATCACTTACAAAATTACTGTGGCAATTACACGGGGTGGCGCTGACGTTGACGTTGCATCGGCTCAAGTAACTTTGCAAGGATTAGTGAACGAATCTCAAGATTTTACTTACGGTCATCGCCTAAAAATGCCAAGGGCTTCAGGGCGTAACAACGATGGAATGGATATAACAGTTGAGATTATTGACGCAGCCGTGCATGACAATGCTACGTTTGAGCTTCAGGGTTATGGATACAATCTCCTCACAGGCTAATGGCTCTTAATTCAAAAACCAATCTTAAGCTGATCGACGCCATTTGCGAAGGGCCGATTGAAGGCTTTGTGCATCATCGCAAGAGCATATTCCTAAACGAAACAGAGGTCTCGTTTGAACAGTTTAAACAAGGAGGTGTTTATGTAAAAGGAGTAAGAGGAGTAAGAGAGCAGGGCGATCTAACTCAAGGCACAAGTTTCTATGATGCTCAAACAACTCTTGAAGACGTTAACCAGCAAATTGGGTCCAGTTACTCTGAGGAGTTAACAGAGCAAGATTTAGTTGTAGAAGGAAGTCGAGATTACGGAGAAGGCCAAGTTATCCGTGACATTACAGATCCAGAAATTGATTTTGTAAAACTAATTTTTACTGTTTCTAAGCTGTTTTGTGTTGCTCCAGAAGGCTTGGCACGTGGGCAATTGTTTTCTGCTCAAATAAAACTTGCCGTTGCGATACAGGCTCAGGACGGTGGTTTTGATCAGATTGACATAGCTTCGGTAAACACGGAAGAAAAAAATGTAATTAAAGGCATTTCTAGATCTGGGTATCAGTTTGAAACGCAAGAAATTGACTTACGCGACTATAAATTTCCTTATCGCATAAGAGTACAGAAGATTAAATTTGATGAGCCTGAAGATGCGTTTGAGATCACATTTAGAGACTTTGAAGATTTGCCTGAAAGAACTCCTTTAGCGGACAAGCGTGCTGACGAAATTTTTTGGACAAGCATGATTCTTGGCAAACGACTTAAGACCTCGTATCCCTTTACAGCTACTGCATATTTAAGTCTTGACTCGGAGGAGTACAACACGCTGCCTGCAAGGGCCTATGAAGTAAGGGGAATGAAAGTGCAGGTGCCGTCTAACTACAGCAGCATCAGAGCTGATGGCAGTATTGCTTTTAAGTCTTCGGATATCCCTTTTGACGGCAGTCTGACCACAGATTTGCACTGGACAACATGTCCGGTTTGTTGTTTTTACAACATGCTCACCAACAGCCGTTTTGGGGCAGGTGATTTTATTGATCAAACAAATTTAAACTGGGTTGACCTAATCGATATTGCTAGGTACTGCAATGAGCAGGTAACTACACCAGACGGGACAGAGCCTCGCTTTGCTATTAACACTGTTATTGGTTCGCAGGCAGAGGCTTATAGCGTCTTGCAAGATATGGCCAGCGTTTTCCGTGGGATGGTCTTCTGGAAAGCAGACAACGTACAGCTTGCGGCAGACCACGGTGAGCTAAACGGTCAAAAAGTTGATGCTATTCATGTTTTTAGTAATTCAAATGTTGTTAACGGTAGCTTCGTTTATAACGGGTCATCTTTGAAGACTCGTAGCACCAGGGTTCGTGTTCGCTACAACGATCCAGACAATTTCTATAAATCTAACTTTATTATTATTGAAGACCAGGCGTTAATTGAAAAATACGGCATACAAGAAAAAAGCGTAGTTGCGTTTGGCTGTACGTCTAAATACCAGGCACAACGAATGGGGCGTTGGATCATGCAGTCTGAAAAGCTGCATGACGAAACAGTCACGTTCTCTGTTGGACTTGAAGGCTTAAACGTATTGCCTGGTCAGATCTTTGAGGTGTCTGACGAGATGCGGCTTGCTACGCGACTTGCGGGCAGGATTGCTGGAGCAACTCGTGACTTTGTGAATCTAGACCAAACAGCAGTATTGCCTGCCGGGTCAAGCAATAAGTTGACTGTTGTTATGGCTGATGGAACGGTAGAGACCCAAGCTATTGCAAGCGTCAGTGGCGTAAAGGTAACTCTTTCAAGCCCCTTCACTCAGCCACCTCCAGACAACGCGCTATATGCAATTAAAAATGACTCAGTTGTACTAAATAAGTATCGCTGCCTTTCTATCGCAGAAGGCGAGGATGGAACTTATGGAATTATTGGCGTTAAGCATGCTGACGACATTTATAACATTGTTGAAGACTTAAGCGCAAATCTTGCCCTGCCTTCTCCCTCTGTTTATGGGGCAAGACCTGACAAACCACAGAATTTAGCCATTACCTTTCAGCAAATAGATGATGGTCGCAATACAACAAACCGTGCCACAGTTTCTTGGACTCGGGGATTGTCTGCTTCAGCGGTTGAGTTTAAAGTAAAGTACAAAGTTGGTTTAGGTGGTAATTACACAACTGTTACCACGACTGACAATTCAATTGACATCAACAGTAATTTAGCGATTGGCGCACGTTTATACGTTGAGGTTAAAGCTATTGGCCCTGAACCAGATCGTAAGCAGTCTGATTTTGTGCTTGCGAACAGAGTTGTCGGCGTTGGTGGAACGAGTGACACAGCAGACGGTGCGGCTGTCGTTGTGCTGCCACCTGATCCAGAAAATGTAGAAATTGAACTTATTGGTGCTGATCAAGTTGTTTTAAGTTGGGCAGCAACAGCAAGCGGTCAAAAACTTGAAAGCTTTGTTGCACAAATTCGACATAACTCAAAGACGGACGGCAGTGGATCATGGCCGAACAGTGTGTTGCTTCGCAGCGTTGAAGCCAGGACAACTTCTGTTGTCTTGCCACTGTTAAATGGAGAATACCTTGTTAAATTTGTTAATGATCAAAAGCAACGTAGCGCAAACGCTGCCAGCGCAGTCATTAACGTTCCAGATGCAATTCCTAAATATAACTTTGAAGTAACTCGTGAAGATGCTTCGCCTGGAGAGTTCCCCGGGCAGAAAAATAATGTTGTTTACAGCGATGTCTATGACGGTCTAATTTTTGATGGCGATGCGTCGTTTGACACCATACCAAGCCTTGATGGGTTTACCGATAATATTGACAGTCATTTTGGGACGCAGTTTTCTAGCGGTGAATACATATTCGAAAAAGTAGTTGATCTTGGAGCAAAATTTAGCGTTCGTTTAAATCGTATTCTGACTACCAGAGGATTGTATAAAAGCGACTTAATCGACGACCGCACTGAGCTAATTGATCTTTGGTCAGATTTTGACGGCTTGATTCCTGATGACACTAACGTTCAAATGTATTTTCGCAAATCAGACAATTCTGCAACAGAGTCTGATCTTCTTTTTGAAGACGGCGACAAGATTGAATTTGAAACAGGGGCAGGCTCAAACATACGGCAAGAATCTGATTTGGCGTTTGAAGAATGGATACCGTTAGAAAATAATGGTTATGTCGGCAGATCATTCCAATTTAAAGCTGTGCTTAGTACCGAGCACCTTGATCAAACGCCATTAGTTGATCAGCTAGGAGTGTCTGTGCAGTTTGAGCGCAGGACTGAAAACAGCGGAACGTTGATTTCTGGAACGGCAGCCTCTGGGAAAGCAGTCACTTTTGAAAAGGCTTTTTACACCGATGGGGACACTAAAGTCACTGTTGGAATTGTTGCGTTTAATCTTGGCCCTGGGGATTATTACGTCATGTCAGAGCCAACAGGCTCTGGATTTACAATTACCTTTAAGAATGGTGCTCAGATTGTTAATCGAAATTTTCAGTACACTGCGATAGGATACGGGACACAGCAAGCTTAAGGTTTGTCATGGCACAGGCGGATGGAGTTGTAGCGAATGGCAGCGGAGCAGCTGTAAGGACTGACATTAATAATCAGTTGGCCGCTGCCTTTACAACCAGCAGCGGTGACACAGCTCCATCAACTACTTTCCCTTGTCAACTTTGGGCAGATACCGGCAACGATCAGCTTAAAATTCGGACAAAAGCAAACGACGGCTTTATTACTCTTCGTGGCCTTGACGGGTCATTCAATATTGCTGATGGTGCGGTAGGCACTCCAAGCATAAATTTTTCGTCTGACACAAACACAGGAATCTATCGCCCTGAAGCCGACACTATTGGTTTTACGACTGGCGGCACAAAGCGAATGATCATCGGCGGAGCCCTTGACACTAACAATGGGGGGCCATCGTTGCTTTGGAAGACAACTAATAACCCTGTAAGTAATAACTCTGACGGAATACAATTTACCGATAGTGGTCGAATAAACATTGGCAACTTTGGCGAATGTTTTGCTTTAAATCGGCACTCTTCGACTGGCAACATTGTCGGCTTTCATTACAACACAAATGCTGTTGGTACGATTTCAACTAATGGAAGTTCAACAGCGTATAACACTGGTTCCGACTACAGGTTAAAGCAGAATGTTGTTGAATTAACCGGTGCAAAAACACGCCTAAGTCAACTTGACCCCAAGCGTTTTAATTTCATCAGCGTTCCAGGAACAACTGTCGATGGATTCTTAGCTCACGAGGTTGCAACCGCTGTGCCAGAAGCGATTACAGGTACAAAGGATGAAGTCGATAGCAACGGTGATCCTGTTTATCAGGGCATTGACCAAAGCAAACTGGTTCCGCTTTTGACCGCTGCATTGCAAGAAGCTTTTGCTGAAATCGCTGCATTGACAGCTCGCATTGAAACCCTGGAGGCAAGCTAATGGCTGATCGCAAAATCTCACAACTAAATAGTCTGACAGCGCCTGCTGTTGGCGATACTTTTGTTGTCGTTGATATTGATCAACCTCTTGATGCGGATAAAAATAAGAGCATTACGTTTGGGACAATTCATAAGGCAGCACCTGATGGATCGGAGTCCGCACCAGCAATCAGCTTCTTAACTGATTCGAGCGTTACTGGTTTTTATCGCAGCGCATCAAATGAGATTGCCATCACTGCTAACAGCAGTTATGTCGCTAAATTCACGACCGCAGGTTTTCAGCTAGGCACTGGAACGGCTGCAGCTCAATTGCATCTGTTCAGCACCGATACGACTGATCAGGTCATTATTGAGAACACAGACGCTGGTCTAGATACGGCACCTGACTTGGTGTTATACCGCAACTCTGCGTCACCTGCCGCTAATGACAACCTTGGAAACCTTGAGTTCCGTGGTCGTAACGCCGCTAGTGAAGACGTTGTTTACGGGCAAATCCTGGCTCGTATCGCTGATACGACTGACGCTAGTGAGGACGGAATACTGCAGTTGATGACTGCAGCCGCTGGCACAACAGCTGCTCGAATTACGCTTAAAAGCGACAAAGTTGGCGTCAACGAGTCTGACCCTCAGCACCCGCTCCACATCACAGAGTCAGTGGCTAATACTGGCCTGTTTATTGAGTCGGCAGAAGCTGTTGCTGTTAGTGCTGCTGACATCACGCTTTATCACCACCGTGGCAGCTCGGTTGCAGGCCAAGACAACGATGTTCTGAGCAGCATCCACTTCCAAGGAAATAACGATGCGTCAACGCCCGAGCAAATTCAATTTGCAGAGCTTGAAGCCAGCATTGTTGATGCCAGCGATACAACCGAAGACGGAAAAATTGACCTGAAAGTCAAGGCTGCTGGAACGTTAACGAGCATGGCGGCGATTACTGCCGCAAATGTGACGTTAGGGTCGCGGCCTATTTTGCCAACTCATACTCCTGCATCAGCTACGGCTGCTGGAACGGTGGGTGAGGTGGCATGGGACGCAAACTACATTTACGTTTGCATTGCCACCAACACTTGGAAACGAGTGGCGATTGGCACTTGGTCTTAAAATCAAGCTAAAGAGTCGATAGTCATGGCAAACGTCAAAATTTCTGGGCTGACCGCTTACACGGATCCGGTCGCTACTGACGTTTTGCCGATTGTTGACTTGGTCAACGATCAGACCAAAAAGGTCAAGGTTGAGGATCTGCTTAAAAAGTTCGGCCTTGGAACGGAAGCGCTACCCAGCTTTGCTTTTACTGGCGACCTCGATACAGGAATATATAGCCCTGGAGCAAATCAGCTTGCGATTACGGCTGGTGGAACGCAGCGCCTGTTGGTTGATGCGTCTGGCAACACGACGATCCAGGGAAACCTGACTGTTAATGGAACGACGACAACAGTCTCAAGTAACACGCTGTCTATTAAAGATAAGAACATTGAAATTGCGGTTGTTTCAACGCCAACAGATACAACTGCTGATGGCGGTGGCATCACGCTGAAGGGTGCAACAGATAAAACAATTAATTGGGTCAATGCGACTGATGCGTGGACACTTAGCGAACATATCAATATTGCCAGCGCTAAAGAATATCGAATTAATGGAACAAAGGTTTTAGACGCGACAAGTTTAGGTAGCGCTCTTCTTACTAATTCAACTTCAAGCACTAGCACCACAACTGCTGCAACACCAAATTCAGTTAAAACAGCTTTTGATTTAGCCAATGCGGCGTTGCCAAAATCTGGCGGCACGATGACTGGCGACATTGTTTTCAATAGTGGTCAGAGCATTGCTGGGTACACACCACGGACATCTGCTACTGGGTCTTCCAATCTTTCTGTTGGTACTACTGCACAGCGTGATGGCAGCCCTGCTGCGGGCATGATCCGATATAACTCAACTCTTAGCCAGTTTGAAGGCTATGGATCAGCGTGGGGAGCTATTGGCGGCGGTGGTGGTGCGACAGGCGGAGGCAGTGACGCCTGGGCTCTTGAGCATGACAATACAATTACGACGTCTTACACTATTGGTGCAGGCAAGAACGTAATTTCAGCTGGGCCTTTAACGGTCAACAGCGGTGCGACAATTACCGTTCCTTCTGGCTCTAACTGGGTGATCGTTTAATTATGTCCATCAGAATTGACGGCACAAACACCACTGCGAACCCAGGAACTACTGGAGCAGATGCTGATACGGGTTTAGTTTATGGCGATAATGAAGTAAGAATTGTCACTGGTGGGACGGATCGGGTAAAGGTCGACAGCTCGGGCAGGCTGTTGGTTGGTACGACAAATGCAGTGGCGTTTGGAAGCAGGCAGGTTTTAGCAGTTGCTAATGGAACGACGGGTGGTGTACTTTCTCTTTATAACAGCACAACGGCTACCGCTAATACACGAATTAGTTCTAATCCTACTGGCAGTGAAATCAATGATATTGGCATTCATGCTGCAAGTACGAATGGCAGCATTATTGCTTATACAAATAATGATACTGAGCGACTACGAATCGACGCAAGTGGCAGGCTGTTGTTGGGCACGACGACTGAAGGTATTTCAGATGGCGACAATCTAACTATTGCTGATAGTGGCAATTGCGGAATTACTGTTAGAAGCGGAAGTTCAAATGGAGGTGCAATTTATTTTAGCGATGCAACTTCTGGGTCAGGAGAATATGCTGGATTTATTGAATACCTCCACAACAATAACGCTTTAAGGCTAGCTAGTAATGGCGACGAGCGAATGCGAATCGACAGCTCGGGTAATGTATTTATCGGCGGCACAACTGCAAGCTCTGCAGATATTGCGCTAAATGCCAACGGCAGCGCCACGTTTGCTGGACTCACCACAGTTAAATCGGATTTCTTTGGTTCACCCATAGGCAATGCTGTTGGTATCACATTAACTGGTAGTGCATCAACATCTGTTACTGCTTTCCGGGTAATGCCTGGAGCCTTCCCCTCTGCAGAGTCGATAAACTTTAGGTGGAATGGCAACGCCACGTTTTCCGGCTCCGTCACAGCTTCAAACGTTTCTGATATTCGTTTCAAAGAAAACATCACCGACGCAAACCCACAACTTGCAGATGCTGTAGCCCTTGGTTCACAACTTAAAAACTTTGATTGGAACGATGACGCACCACTCAACGACGAACTACGTGCAAAGCGTTTCCTTGGTTTAGTTGCACAGGAAGCTGAAAAGGTTTGCCCTGGATTAACTTATACCGTGCCGCGTACAAAGCAAGGCAAAGAACTTACGCCCGCTGTGCTCGATGAAGACGGCAACGAAACAAAAGCGGCAACCTACGAAGAATTAGACGACAGTTACAAAGCTATTAACCATGACATCCTTGTCATGAAACTGCTTGGTGCGGTAGCTGAACTTTCAGCCAAAGTTGCAGCCCTTGAGGCTGGTTGACAGTATCCCGCCCCATGGCAACGTGGGGTTCTGCTGTTAGAGCTTCTATGCCGAAGGCTGCTAATATACCCGCAAGAGGTGAGACCTGATGCCTGTCAAGCTTAATGGGGCGACATCTGGTTCAGTTGAGCTGAATGTTCCTGCGGCGATAGGCAGCGACCTGCAGCTAACACTGCCAGCAACTGCTGGCGAGGTGATTGTCAAAGCAGCTGATGGATCGGTTGATCTTGGCAGCGTTGACATCGACAGCTCGGGTCGCGTCGGCATTGGTGAGTCAAGCCCAAGAGTAAGCTTGGACGTCAAAAGTGGATCTAGCGGTTACAGCGGAGGTCTAGGGGCTGGCTCAATCGCATCACTTGAATCTAGCGGGACTGCTGGATTACAGTTTTTATCTCCTAATGATCAGAGTAATTGCATCTATTTTGGCGATGCTAATTCTAACAGTACTGGATCTATTCAATACGCTCATAGTACTAATGCTTTAACTTTGCATGTTAATGGTGGCACCGAGCGCATGCGAATCGACAGCTCGGGAAATGTTGGGGTTGGCATTTCTACTATAGATAATACTTATAGCTCTTCATACTCACTACAGATTACGTCAAGAAGTGACAACAATTGGGGCGGTTCATTGGTACTTTCTAGCGCCAACGGAACAAATGTTTTTTCAAGAATTATATCCAGCGTTAACGGCCTTGATTTAATAAATACAAAGCCAACCAATATTAGGCTTTTTACAAATAACACCGAGCGGATGCGAATCGACAGTGCTGGCAAGCTGTTGCTAGGAGCAACTGCTGCTGTTTCTGGTGCTGACGCAAATGGACTACTTCAAGTATCTCAAAACGTTGGCACTAATACTTGTATCATTGTTGCCGAAAATACAGCAAGTAGTGGTAATTTATCTTGCTTTCGAGCGCGATTAAGGAATTCAAACCCAAACAGTATTTTTAGCGCATTTTTGCAATGCGATGCTAGTACTGGTGGCAGCAAAGCAGTTATCAGAAGTAATGGCGGGCTTGCTAATTACAGCGCCAACAACGCTAATCTTTCCGACCGCAACGCCAAGAAAGACATCACCGCCGCTGCTGACACTTGGAATTGTATTAAAGAATGGGAAATTGTTAATTACCGCTACAAGGACCAGCCAGATGACGTTGACCTAAATCTTGGCGTTATTGCACAGCAAATAGCAGAAAGCTGTCCTGAGGTAATAACTATTTTTCAGGAAGCAAAAGAAGCAACTGAGACAGAACCTGCCCAAGAGGAACGCTTAGGAGTCAAAGAGCAGCAGATGCACTGGATGGCAATTAAAGCCTTGCAAGAAGCAATCGCCAAGATTGAAACCCTAGAAACAAAAGTTGCATCCTTGGAGGCAAGTTCATGAGCACCATCAAAGTAAACAATATCGTCACACCTAATAACGGTGAAAGCGTCAGTATCACCACGGGTGGAGCGCAGCGCGTCACTGTTGACAGTACGGGCAGAGTGTTGGTTGGAACGACCAGTGCATCTGGTAGCAACAAATTTCAGATTAATAGCGACGCAACCATCAACTCGCTAACAGTTGGCCGTGGTGCGGGTAATGTTTCGACTAATACGGCGGTTGGTAATAATGCTTTATATAGCAATACTACTGGCCTTAACAACGTTGCATCTGGTTCTCATGCTCTCTATTCCAACACTACTGGTTCTAACAACACAGCTAACGGATACCAAGCTCTTTATAGCAACACTACTAGTGGCAGTAACACAGCAAGTGGCATGCTTGCGCTTTACACAAATACTACCGGTCAGAAAAATTTAGCCAGTGGTTATGCTGCACTCTATAAAAACACCACTGGTAGTGAAAATACAGCATGTGGTAAGCAAGCACTATACGAAAATACTACCGCTTCTCACAACACAGCAGTTGGCCATGAAGCGCTGCGCCTTAACACCACTGGTGCAGAAAATACAGCTACCGGATATCAAGCTCTCCGTGCCAATACAACTGGTGTTAAAAACACAGCTACCGGATTTAAAGCTCTCCTGACTAACACCACTGGGATACACAATAGTGCCCACGGACGACTAGCACTTGGACTTAATACTACTGGTAGTAGCAACGTAGCTAACGGATATGCATCTCTTTATACCAACACTACTGGTACTAATAACGCAGCAACCGGTCTAGGTGCGCTTCAGAATAACACTACCGGCAGCAACAACGTAGCTAACGGATGGCATTCTCTTTACACAAACAGTACTGGTGTTAATCACGTAGCTATTGGACGTGAAGCTATGGCTCTAAACACTACTGGTAATAGCAGCGTAGGTGTTGGACCATATGCGCTGTATTACAACACAACTGGTAATAACAACACTGCTTTTGGAGCACAAGCTCTATTTAACGTCAGCACTGGCTCAGGCAATATTGGCATAGGCCCACTAAATAGCAGCGGCAGTTATGCACCAGTATTTGATGCAACAACACATAGCAACCGTTACATTGCAGGTCATGCATCAATCAGCCATGCCTACGTCAAAGTATCTTGGACCGTTACATCAGACGAACGCGATAAGATGAACTTTGCTCCAGTACCTCATGGTCTGGACTTTGTTAATCAACTCAAGCCTACTGCCTATCAATTCAAGGTAGACCGTGACACTGAAACACCAAATGGTGATGTACGTTATGGCTTTAAAGCGCAAGACATTCTTGCCTTAGAAGGTGACAACCCTGTCATTATTGACACCGAAGATGCTGATCACCTCAAGTACAAAGGTGAGCATCTTGTGCCTGTACTGGTTAATGCAGTACAAGAGTTGACGGCTATGGTTAAGGAGCTGCAAAATGAGGTCGCTGCGCTGAAGAGCGCG